GTCGGAAACCTAAATTATGAAGATTTCCTTTCATGCTTTGTCTAGTCATTAGCATATAGCGAAGAGAATCATAGGCATGATCTTCTGCCTTAGTATCTACATCTTCGCTATTAGTCTTACTTAAAGGAATTGTAGGCAATGTTCTAACTATATTTGTGCAGGTGTTAAAAAATTTTATTCTTGGACTTCCATAGTCATCCAACATTAGCCTACGATGTACTTCTATTTTACCGTTCATCCTATCAGAATTAGAAGGAATCCAACGAACTCCCTTTCTGATCATACTCTCCGCAACACTTAACCCATGGCCTGTTTTATTCCAGCAAGACTTATCAAGAACACCCATATAGATCGGAGGATCATTAGCTTCCAGGTGTAATACATATTCAGCCAGTGCTTCTCCAGTTAAACCTTTTTGATAAAGCTCTCTATACACCCATAAATTATTATCCCAATCTATAGCGGCCCAAAGAACACAAGAAGGGGCAGAATAACCATAATCACAAGAACGAATACGCACCCAGTTGTAAGGTAACTCTATTGGATCAACTACGTGGACAAGGCGGTTGAACTCTGTAAAGGCAGCACCCTCTGCTACATCCCAATCACCGCTTAACAATCTCTTACGCTCTACTTCAGGCAAAGAATAAAGCATAGCTTCATATTCGCCATCTCTTGTCAAATATGGATTGTCTTTTAAACGAGCCGGAATAAATTTACGTTGAAATAGTGGTTGTTCCGACTTCTCGTGAAGCCTTCCATATCTTAATATCTTGCCGGTTTCTACATCAGTAGCCCAAAAAGAGTTATTCGGAGGGGCAGGATCAATAAACATCTTCTTAACCCACCAACCACCGATACCACCGGGATTAGCAGAGGCTCTCATGTACGTTATGATAGACGGATCAGTAGTACGGAGCCTCGATCTTAAATAATTCCAAACAAATGGAGTAGGATAGTGACCTAATTCATCAATTCCTATCCAGGTAAAGGACATTCCTTGGTAACGATATACATCATCATCTTTATCTACATAGCTAAAGAGAGCAGTAGCACCGGATGGAAACTCCCAGGTCTTCGTTGACTCTTTAAACCTAGCATTTGGGAATGCCATTGGGTAAATTTGTTTGCTTTTGTCTATTAGCTCTGTTAGTTCTGCTAAAGTTCTTCGTAATAGCAAGGCACGATGGTTTTTATTATCCGCATACCGTAACAAATCCATAAGCATTGCATAAGACTTGCCGCCGCCAGCCGCTCCACCATACAATACTTCTTTTTCTGGAGAAGAAAGGAAGTCTGTCTGCGGCCCTGCATTAGGTTCAAAGGCAATCTCTACTTCTTTAGCATCAATTGCCTTTTTTACGTTAGGTGGAAGAGACTTTAAGACTTCTCCGGTTATGGTTCCACTGTTTTCTAACGTGTCAAGTGTTTTCTGTGCTTGTTTAGCAACATTGCGCCTATTGTATGCAATCTTCTTAGCAGCTTCTTCCTTCTTCTTAGAAGTTCTTATCGTATTCTTTAAAGATTGCTTTGCTTTTTCTTTCCTGGAGAGATGATAGTTACCTTTCTCTCCAGGTTCTAGTTTAGGTCTTGCCATGCTTGAGTATCCTGCTCCTTTTTAGCAGGAATTAATACAACACCATGTAAAACTTTAGACTCCGTATAGACTTCTTGTCTTTTTGAAATACCAATACGATCTAAAATGTCTCCAGCAGCTTTCATCCTTGTATCCATTTGAGAAGAAGCCAGGGTTCCATCAGAATCTAAGCCTTCAACAATACGATTAGCAGCTTTTACAGAGTGTGCAGCTAAGTGAAGCTTGGTTCGTTCAATAATTTCTTCTTTTAGTGAGGGAATTAACCAACTACGGGCAGTTCTTGAATACCCTGCTTTGTTTACAGCTTGCTGTACGTTACCACCGCTATCAATAAGCTCATCTAAGAATATCTTTTGCTTTGCGGTAAATTCTCTTTTAGCAGGGACGGACAAAATGCACCTCATTTATACAAAAAAAAATAAAAATTAAAAAAGAATAAGAAAAGATTAAACCTATCCTTAAGGTTTACTTAAAGTATTTTGTTTTCAGTTAATAAATCAAGTTTAAGGAAAGATTAAGGGGAAGTTTCTTTGTTATCATTAGCCGGATTTAATTAAAATAGTAGTTATACTACTAGTATACATAGAGGAGAGACGTTTGTCAAGAGAAAAATGCACAATAAGTAAACTTTTTTTTAAGTAATTGAATTGTAAGGCTTTTATTTAAAAATAATAAGGTTTAAAATTAAAAAAATTTGCGCACCATTGCATTATATATACCAGGGGGGGCGGCATGGCCCAAGCCCGCCGGCCAACTTTGCGAGAGAAGAAAAGAAAAGAGTTTATGTTTTTTATTATGTTAGGGAATACTAATGTTAATCTTTTTTATTTTAGCGAACACTAATGGAATATTTTTTTATCAATGAGAGAATACTTATAGAAAATCCGCACATATCAGACAATACTAATTAACCTTAGCGTGCATATTAGGCCAAACTAATGTGATCGATTTAAATTTTGGGGATATATTGCTAAGATAGTTTGCAAATTTATAGCGAAACAGTTTGGAAAGCTTATGCATTCCATGGCCATAGTGTGTTATCCATTTATTTAATATTCGATTAATAGTGCGCCAGACATATAGGTCAGTGCCGCTTACCTAAAAATGCCAGGTTTTTTTTATTTTGACCATATCAAAATAGGGTGTATAAAGGGTGGACATTTTAACCAACCTCGAAAGGTTTAGGCCATGAAATACGCAATGCAAAACCATGACAACGTATCAGTAGCATTAATGGCGGATGAAATCGTTTTAGCTTATGAAGCTATGATTGCAGGTGATATCAAAAAGACCGCAACGCTTGTTCGCATAGCTTCGGAATTCGAAAAGGATTTTCATGTAGGCGACGATGGTTCCACAATAGTTCGCCTTGATATTTCAAAAAGAAAGAAAGGTTAGACCATGACTGCCCTAAAAATAGACCATACCGCCGTCGTTCATTCCCGCTCCATGTATCGCAAGAACATATGGGATGCATCCACATACAAATATAAGGTGATCAAATCGCCCACTGATATCAAACTTGGAAAGAAAGTGACCAAGGGCAAGCTTAAGGGCGCAAAGATTTATATTCTAACACTTGAGGAAAGGGCGACTTGCGATTCGGATTGTGAACACTGGCTAGATTGCTATGGGAACAACATGCCCTTCGCTCATAGGTTTATCGTTAACGATGCTCTAATGGTAGCTATTGAACGTGATCTAGATGCATTAGACGCAAAGGGCAAAGCCTACCTAGTCCGGCTTCATATCCTTGGCGATTTTCCAGACTTGGCCTATGTCATGTTCTGGCAAAAACAACTAGCCAATCGCCCTTTGCTTAATATCTATGGCTATACCAGAAACCATCCTACCAAGCCCCTAGGGCTGGCAATCCGTAGTGTTAGGGATTTGTATGGCGCACGGTTCGCCATTCGGTTTAGTTCCTTTCCGAATGATCCCATGTCAGCACAATCCGAACATGTATCAACGGACGGCATAGGTTGCCCACACCAACTTAAGAAAGTACCTAGTTGCGC